GAATTATGTTGTCAGGCGTCTCGACCCTTTTGCGAAAAGCAAAGACCACTGCGATAAGTGCAATAACAGCGGTTGGGATTATATCGTTTATGACAAACGCACCTCGGTCAAAGAAAAGGGGTGCAGGAATGAGTAAGCGAGTGAGAAACAAAGATAAATATGATATTCCTATGTGGCACAGACCAACCATTTCCATTGCGGAAGCGTCGGCTTATTCAGGAATAGGGACAGGAAAACTATATGAAATGACAGATACAGAAGATTGTCCGTTTGTTCTTTGGGTTGGCACAAGGAGAGTAATCAAAAGAAAGCCATTCGTTGAGTATCTTGAAAGGCAATACTCAATTTAGCTCAAAAGTCAAGTGTGCGATGAGTCAGTTCGCATCATTGGCTCATCGCCGCTTTTTCTGTATCCTTTTAGACAGAAAAATTAAGGAGGTTGGTACAATGCCCGAAAGAAAAAGTAAAGAAAAATATGATATTCCGCTTTACAGAAAACCATTCTTATCAATAGAGGAAGCTGTTGCTTACACGGGGATAGGGAGAGATAAACTTTATGAATTGACAAACCCTGAAGATTGCCCCTTCGTTTTATGGATTGGCAACCGCAGAATGATTAAAAGAAGGGTTTTCGATGAGTACATTGAAAAATGCTACTCAATATGACGGGAGGTGTTAGTAATGGGCAATAGCGAAACTGTAGAGCGTTTCAAAAGCAGGAGTTCAGAAGTACCTTTATGGCACAGGCAGAATTTATCTGTACAGGAGACTTGTGCTTATACAGGTCTTGGGAGAGAAACGATATACTCTCTAATAAAGCAGAAAGATTGTAATTTTGCCCTGAGAGTAGGTCGAAGAACAATGATAAAGCGTGTTCGTTTCGAGAAATATCTCGAAAATCTATATTCGATTTAGGAGGTTGCAAATGATAAAAGTAGAAGGAAAGGAAATCGCTGCTTACAGAAAAGAACTTGAGAACAGAAAAAGCGATTTGCCGATTTGGGAACGCAAAGTTCTAACCTGTGATGAAGCTGCGGCATATTCCGGGATTGGAATTGCAAGATTAAGAAGTATGACAATGAAAAAGGGCTGTCCGTTTGCTATTGCAAATGGGACACAGATTTTGATAGTCAGAGAAAAGTTCGACGCTTATATGGATAAAGCAGAAAAGGTATAGGAGGAAAAGATAATGGCAAAGACAAAAAGACGAGATAAATCAAGAGTTGTTCTTCGCACGGGCGAATCACAACGAGCAGACGGTACATATCATTATTGTTGGACGGATGCCAACCGAAAAAGGCGTTATGTATATGCCAAGACTCTTGACGAACTTCGTTACAAAGAAGAACAAATAGAAAAAGACAAGAAAGACGGCATAAAAGCCGAAGCTCGATATACTACCCTCAACGATATGTATGAGCTTTGGAAAGATTTGAAGCGTGGTCTGAAAAACAACACCTTCGAAAACTATAAATATATGTATGAGACTTTCGTCCGCCAACAGATTGGCTCAAAGACCGTTTCTTCTTTGAAAAAATCGGATATTAAGAGGTTTTACAACTACCTTGCAGATGAACGCCATTTGAAACCGGCGACCATTGATAATATCCATACGGTTCTTCATCAGATATTAGATATGGCAGTTGATGATGATTATCTCAGAAACAATCCTTCCAATAATGTGCTGAAAGAGTTAAAGCAGTCCCATTGTTTTCAAACTGAGAAACGCAGAGCCTTAACGAGACCGGAACAGGAACTACTCTTGAGTTATCTGAAGAATACACCGTCTGCAAGTTTGTGGTATCCGATTTTTGCAGTGTTGATTGGAACAGGGCTTCGTGTTGGAGAAGCGACGGGTCTAAGATGGTGCGACATTGATTTGGAAGAAGGTATCATTGATGTGAACCACACGCTGGTTTACTATGACCACCGTACCGAGGGAAGTAAGCGTGGTTGCTATTTTAACATCAATACTACGAAAACGCCGGCTGGCAAACGCCAAGTTCCGATGTTGGATTTCGTCAAAGAAGCATTCCTTATGGAAAAGGAAAGACAGGAGTTACTTGATATTCATTGCGAAGCTGTTGTGGACGGATATACTGATTTTATCTTTCTTAACCGTTTCGGACAGCCGCAACATCAAGCAACCCTTAACAAAGCAATACGTCGTATTATCCGTGACTGCAATGATGAACAGCTCCTGAAAGATGAAAATGCAAAGATTTTGCTTCCTCATTTTAGCTGCCATTCATTAAGGCATACATTCACGACAAGAATGTGTGAGGCAGGTGTGAATGTAAAGGTTATTCAGGATACACTTGGACACAAAGATATTTCTACCACTCTTAACATTTATACTGATGTCACGAAGGAGCTAAGGAGGTCTGAATTTGAAGGTCTTGACTCGTACTTTAAAAATGAGTATAATAAAGCGAACTGATTTTTAGCGGTTTATTCGTTTCGGGATAAAGTGCTTACACCATTTACACCAATTTATACAGTAATCGCAATCAAATTCGATATTATTCGAAGACTTGCGAGCGACCCCAGAAGCACTAAAATTGCTGCGGTAGTAAAAAATATGAGGTCACAGCACATCAAGTGAATGATGTCTGCTTTCGTCCCGACAATGAAACCCTTGGGCTAAAAAAACGTTGTGGCACAACGGTTACAGGTGATGCAACCTCTGGTTTGACACCACTTTTACACCAATTCACTTTGAATTCAACATGGCTACTAAGGAGTGCCCCGTCTTTGACGGGGTGCTTTCTTTAGCCATCATACATATATCAGCGTAAAAAATAAGGGCAGGTTTGGGAAATCAAAATCCCATTCCTGCCCTTTTCTTTTTAGCAAAATCTGTCCCGAAAAATATATAGTATTCGTGACAACGCACAAAAAATGAGAGCGTGCTTCAACAGCAGCTCTCATATATCTTGTCTATTTGACATTTACACCGAAGTCATTTATAATGGCTTTTGTGGAATCCACCGTCCGCGTCGAGTTTCCGGGTTCAGTCATAGCCCATCTCCTTTGTAGACGGTGTACGGTTAAAAAGACGGTTGCCTGTCATCCCGCGAGTGCGGAATGGAGGCGTGTATGTAGCCCTCGCGGGAAATTTTTCTCAGGAGGTGACCATACATAACTCTTCAAGAAGTTTTTTGGATTGCGTCTATCTGCTGGATTCTTATCCAAGCATGGGACAAGTTCCGTAACAGAAAGAAGTGAGCCGTCTGTCGCAAGCAGAGCGGCTCACTGTAGTTTGAGGGTTAAACCCTCTTCCCAGTAAGAATGTATGTTTGTGGCAACCGTCTGGGTTTCCACCGCAGGGGGCGCTTGTTACCAGCAGGCGCTCTCTGTGTTATTATTATAGACTACTTCAACGGTATTTGTCAAATGAATTTTCTGTTAGCGTTTTCTTTCGGATTTCTCCTACGTCAGCCTGTGGGAACCGCATAACCCTTAGTCAAGCTCCGCAAGTGTACGGACGCTGACCCCATCACTTGCTTCAACGCTACGGCTGACAGACCTGCTGCAGCCTACTCATAGAATATTTACACCCACAAAATATTCTTAGATATTATTTTCCGAATGCGATGATTGCGCCAATGATGCCAGATACAAGCAAGGTAGAGATGCAAGTAATGATTGCAACCTTGACAGTATTGACATTGTTGGCGATTTGCTTATACGGTTTGTTCTCGGTTTCATTAACCTTCTCAGACAATTTACGTTCGGTCTCCTGCCATGCTTTTGCTTGCGCATCTACCTTACGATTGGTGTCATCCACCTTGCCCTCGATATTACTGACACGCTGTGCAATGAGCTCAACGGAAGTAGCGATTTTATAGATAGCCTTCTGCTCACTCTGGATTTCCTTCAGCTCACCTTCTAAGTTGTCAATTCTGTGTGTATTGGACTTGCATCGCTGCTCAGTCTCAATTAACAGTACGGTCTCTTGCTCGGTCATAAGAGAAACCTCCTCGGATGATTATTTTTCCCCTTCCTTCGGCTCCACTATGGAGGCAATAGCAGAGTTCTGTTTCAACACGTCTTTCATTTCGCTGAGGGCGTCATCAACGTATTTGCTAAAGGTTTCAAATGGCAAGACCTTTGCCAACCAAGGGAAACGCTCGCAGAACTTGTCGTAAACGGATGACAGCTTCAGTTTGCCCGTACCGGAACCGAACTCGCGCTCAGCGCCAAGAACAGCCTGCAGAAGCCATCCACGAATCTGCTCGTACTTCTTGTCGGTGGACAGGTTGCGCCAACGCAGGACAGCCATAACGCCGCCAACGATAAACACAATGCCAGTAACAATTACATACCAATTCTCCACAATAAATTCCATATGCAAACTCCTCTCTAAAAGATAGTTGGGCGGATTTCAGGTGCCGCCCTTCACCTTAGATTGCTGGACTCTCCCAGCTTGGGTCTTCGACGAAGCCTTTTGCCTTTGCGCTTTCGAATGTGATACCACCAGCAGAATGGTCAGATTTACACAGGTTCAAATAAAATGCGCATACCACGCCATGTGCCGACCACGGCAATCCAACCATTGCCCCAATCCACGGCAGCGCTCCGGTATAGTTCCGCTTTACACAATAGAACGCTAAAAGCAACCCACCGACTGTAACAATCCACAGAAGGGAGCGGATATCGTCAATCAGCTTTTTTGAAAAAGCGTCCTGTTTGCTTGTGCGTTTTCTCCTTCGCCTTGCTTGCTGTCTGCTGCCGCTATATGTAGCCATCACGCTTTACCCATCAGTTTTGCAAAACGATAGAACAAAGCAGCAGCCTGTTCACGGGTAAGCTGGTCAGCCCAAGCATAGTTGGGTTCACCATTCACCTCAGTGCCAGTGCCATTGATGAGACCGTTGGAGATAGCCCACTCACGAGCTTCCTTACTCCAAGTGCCGCAGTCATTGTCCTGCAGCTCTGCACGGTACTCCTTCATCAGTTCCTTGAATGTGTCCAGAGTCATATCTTCATCCTCCTCTTTGCCGTCGCTGATTCTCTTTTTGAACTCTTCCCACTGTGCGTCGCCACTCGTCTTGTAATAGACATTCATGTCGGCGCAACACCACGGTCTCGGACAGAGTTTTCCGGTCACATCATAATGACGGATAACGTGGTCTGCAGGAATGTTGTACTGAGCCATCAGCTTCTTTGTCAACCATACGAGGTTGTCCACAACTTTTGGTTCGAAATACCAATCAGTATCAGAAGCCATAACCCTCTTGCGATTGATTTTGGAAGGGCGTGCTTCAATCCCGATGGAGTTAGAGTTACGGCACTCAGGGTGCTTGTACTTGTTCGCACCACAGTGCCATGCGATGTCCTTATCGCGGACACAGCGATAGATGGTATCGCCCTCGTCAAGCGCATAATGGGCAGACGCTTGAATACCCGGTGTCTTGAAATATTCAGAGACACTCTTTGCGGTTCCGAGCGCACCGAAATAATGAATGACGATGTACTTCGGAGTCATGTTGCCTGAACGGAAGTTAACCGTTGTCAGGTTGTCTACAATTTTCAACTTGCATCCTCCTTCCTGTTCTGGTGTATTGATTTGGATTTTGCCAGCGAACTTGTCGTAATAAGCTTGTCCGTAGCTGGCTCGTTTTTCTTGGACGCTCTGTCCCTGATTGGCAGGACGTTCAAATTGGAGAAGAACAGCATTGGATGCCTCACGGACAGACGATGCGCTCTTGAGGGTGCTCAGCAGCCCAGAATAGCCCACAGACAGCTCTTTAAGCAGGAAGTTGAGCTGGGCATCCATGTCCCCTACGGACGCTCCTGCGGCTTTACAGGAGGCAAGGAGAGCGTCCTTGCGTGACCAGTACGTCCACTGAGCTAATCCGTAACCGGCACTGTCTTTCACAAAGTTAGAATAACTGCCGCTATCGACGGCGGCAGTATATTCTTCATCAGTCATGCCAAGTTTCTTCTCGTATGTATTTTGGAGGTTCTTGGGATTCAGTCCGCTCTCTGCAAAAAGATTCCCCATCAAACCCGCGACGCCGAAATCATTCAGACCAGCAGATTTCAAATAGCGCCAGATTTTTTCGTCGGCGTTCATGCGAACCACCTCCTTGATAAAAGCATTGTTTTATAATCAGACAATCTTGTAATGCGGCTTCTCTTCGCCGAAAAACCATAACGAAGATAATCGTCAAACACAATTGCCACGACAGATAAGCCAACCCACGCAAAATAGAACGGTAGACAGACTTGCCCCAAAATGTTAAGAGGGAGTCCAGAATAATCCCAGACACCCAGCTTCAACCATATATTCACGATAACGCCGGTGATAAACTCAAGGCAGGTCACCATTGTTCCGCCGATTAAGGCTTGCCACACGATTCCTAATTCCCACGGGAAGAGCTCGTTGATTAAACCAATAGAAACAAAACACAGTCCACCGAGAATAAACATGGATGGATGACTGTGCCCACGCCAAAGCATCTCAATGCCGACATAGATTGCGCCGCCGATAACGGCAAGCACAAGCAGTTTGAGACATACCTTCAGCCGCTTCATATTACTTGCCCAGCTTTTCTGTGATAGCGTTCATCTGAGCCTGTGCAACAGCAAGCTTTGCGTTCATTTCAGACAGGTACGGTTCTGGCAGCGTCATGCCGTATGTAACAGCAGAGATTTCTTCAGAACCTTCCAGTGACTGTACATACGCTTTCAAAGCATTGTGATAAGTTGTCTGAGTGGTAATAAGAGTTTGCGCCGCAATATAGATTTGGGCAATCTCAGCGGCTGTGTAGATACGGCAGACACCACCGTCTGATTGATATGGGAACTCTGTGCCGCCAAGCTCAACAACGCGGAACAGGTTCGCAATATTTGCTTGGTCTTCGATGCTGAGATTAAAATGAACGGCACCCTGTGTCAGCTCCAAATCAATACCCGCAACGATGATGGCGTTACAGCTCTTAGAAATTTCTGCAATCTTTGCAGCTTTGATAATAGCAAGAGAGTTGTCCTCTCCGACAATTTCGATTACGTCTTCCATCGTGACCCAGCCGCGTTCGACAGCCTTCAAAAGACCATTCATGTCGATAGCACCGGACTGGTACATGGCTTTCAGTTTTTCTTTCATCGATTACACCTCCAGCGCGGAAAGAATCAATTCGTCAACGAGGTCACGCTGATGGGCAACCAAAGAGCCGCCGTCACATTTGGCAACGACTACAGTGCCAGCACCCTCAATTTCGTCGTGACCAACCAGATTATACGGTTCGCTGTTGAATGCTACGCCAATCGCTTCGTCAACAGAGCATGGCGTAAAACTGCCGCTGTTGCCAATTTTGATATACAGAACGGAGTCGGTCATACCAAGCTCGGTTCCGTCCAGTGTGATAATTCGATACATTTAAGCAACCTCCTTTGCTCCTACCAACTTTGCGATGTGTCGGAGCGTGTCAATATCGGCGTTGAAGAAATCATGGTTCCACAGCCAGAAGTCTGCGTACTCAATGCGCTTATACGGCTGGCAGGTTGGGTCTTCCCAGACCTTGTCCCATCGATTTTGATAATTCGCATCGCGCTTTGCGAGCGCCTTTTGAATGGCTTGTGTTAATTTTCCACGGAGCATTCCTGCGCCATCGTCGTCACGGGCAAAGAACTGATGCGCGTTCTCGCTTGTTACAACGCAGAGGAGCTTGTCACCGTGGAAGATATATCCATTGGCTTCTTCACACATGGTCATAGCGGGGAGATTTACTTCGCCGCAAATTGCTTTGTCCTTGAAGCGTCTATGCACAACATATTTCATCCTTTTTTCCTCTTTCTCTAAAGTTTTCAATTCGTTCCGGCGAAAAACCGAAAACCGAATAAAAAAGCCTACGCAACCGAAGCACACGATTGTGGTCGTCGTAGGACTCAAAGTATGCGAGCATTCCGTTTACGGAAGTCCAGAGGTCGTCGTATGACATTTCTCCATTCTGGATTTTTGTACGGAATGCTTTTATTTTTCTTCGTGCCCGCTTTACTCCATCACGATTTCCGTTCATCACAACACGACCAGTTTCGGTCAAAATAAATTTTGCTTTGCAATAACGGAACGGCTTTGTGAGCGGGACAATTCTTGACTTTGATTTGCTAACAGTTAGCTTGAGACTCTCTGCCTTTGCCACAATCAGAGCCATGATTTCTTTGGCGTCTCGGTCAGGCGGAACAATGACGTAATAATCGTCCATGTAATGACCGGCGCACTTGATAGAGAGCTGGCATTTGATAAAGTTGTCCAGTGCAGACGGAAACGCAATCATTTCTGCCTGACTTGGCTCGACACCAAGCGGTAGACCAACTCCGCCAGAAACAGTGTTGACAACATCGTCTCCGATTTTTCTGATATCTGGGTTCAGCAATAGCTTCTCATGCCGCTTGAAGATTTCTTCATGGGACACAGATGGGAAGAACTGTTTGAAGTCAATCAGAATCACATTCCCATCTCGTCCATAACGACGGAAGTGCCAGCGTAAGTCCTCTTTTAACATTCTCTTTGAGAACTCAAAGCCCTTGCCTTCAAGACTGGCGCCGTTGTTGTAAATCATCTCAGGACGATACAACGGTAGAAGTACCTTCTTGGTATAAACCTTGTGGACTTGACGGTCTTGGATTCTCGGTGCATCAATAGGGCGGGTCTTGCCGCGCTCTGAAATCGTGAAATGTACATATGCACCCGGAATCCATTTTCGCTCAAGCAATAAACGTCGTCTGCGTGCTGTTCCAGAGAACAGGTGCATCTCAAAACGTTGAGTGCTATTCTTCCAACGAACACCGTTGCAGCATTTCTTTCCGGCTTTGTACATATCATCGTATCCAAAGACATCATGCAGACCGCCAACTGTGGCGGCACGCCTTAACCTATTCTCTTCGCGCCTTGTCTTGCGCCTTTCGTAACGTCCTTTACGTCTACTCATAAAAATTATTCACCCTCCGTACAGATGTCTTGTAGGGCATCGTCTAATCTGCTTAATTCGTGACACATGAAACGAGGTAAGATGCATCTCTCGCCATGCACGCACGGGTACTCCGGCGGCGTTCGTGTCAAAATATCAAAGGGTAGTTTTGGACTTTCATCACGGGAAGTATTTCTCCTTTCGTAAGGGTCATAGTTCACCCTTTGGGCTACTACGATTGACCCAGACCATTTCTGGTTTACGAAATCCGGGGCGACGCCATTGGAATTCCTTGCGTTGTTATTGTTCGCGTTGCCGTTCGTGTTCACATTGCAGAAGTTGTTGCTGTTGTTGTAATTAGGAGAACGCTCCCACCACCAAGCAGTGGAACAGAGAGAGGCAAAAGACTCCCAACCGACAGGTTTTACAGAAATACACCCATAAATTTTCATAGACGTTTACCGGCTCTTATCGCTTTTCAACACATTGGTCAAAAGACCATTTTCTGCATCGATTAAATCACCAAGTTCCTGCGCCATGTGCTCCAGCTTTTTCTTCGCGTCTGACGCACCGACAGAGTTTCCACTACCGGTTGTAAAACAACCGGACGGGTTCGTCATCATCAAGTCGTAACAATGCGCAAGGTGGACATCGAGAGCCATCAGGGACGCTCTCGCTTCAAGCAGATGCTGCTTACGAAGTTCTTTTCGTGCCGCATCAGATGGATAGATGCTGTTTGCTTTTTCTGCGTGGTCTACAACTTCTGAGGCAAGCTCCGACACGGACTTAGATACGAGCCGAGAGTACCGAGATGACAACCTCGACAGGAAAGCGATGGTTTGGATGTAGATTTTGTTCGCCACATTGACGAACTCAGCCTTACTTTCAGACCTGTGTGCTTTTAAGACTGACATAAGAATCTCCTTTCGTTCTTGGATTTATTAGCTCCGAATGCACTATTCTGGAGCCGTTCACCACTAATCGCAAAGGGTGTACCCTTGCTAATTATAGGATGGGGAGGGGGACGAGGTTCCCTTGCATTTACCGCAGAGGGTGTACCGTCCCTCTCCCTTAATGATTTGAACACGCCCACTTCCGTGGGCTTGATACTGTTGATGCAGGATTAGACGCGGAAAGCCGGGGCGACGCCATTGGAATTCCCTGCGATGTAAGCGCTCGCGTAGCCGTTCGTGTTCACAATGCAGAAGCCGTTGCTGTAGTCGTAATAAGGAGAACGCTCCCACCACCAAGCAGTGGAACCTGTTGCGCTGTGACGGTATTTCACCTTCGAATTTCCAGCAGAGTAATAGGCATACTGCGCCTGATAGTTCTTTTCGGCAGAGTTCGCATAGGTGCGTGTGCCGAAAATCTCATACTCAGCCAGCAACGGAAGGTAGTCTGTGGTCTTAGTAACATAAGACGCATTGTCACTACCACCGCCCGTATTGTCTGTGTAGATAGTCATCGGCTGCATCACAGCACGAAGGTCAGACGGAAGTGCAGCCATTAGCGTATTTGCGACAGGGTTTGTCGCAGTTGTTGCCGTGGCATCACCATCATTCGTGTTCGTTGAGCCAAGCACATCGTATCGCAGGTCACAACCCTTCCAGCCACCAGAGTTGGTGTTTGAGCTGTGGTTCATATTGAAATACTTGGTTCCGTTTGTTGAGTAGCCATCGTACTTGCCATCAACTAAACAAATATCCGTGCCACCAGACAATGCGGTTTTGAATGTGCCAAATGTGATACCGTTACCTTCCTTGCTGCTATTGTGGTTAAAGCCAATAATATAAGCGTAGTAAGTACCGTTCACAGCCTGTGTGCCGACAGTACCGCTCACAGCGACAGCCTTACGGTCGCCGACTGCCCAGTAGCTTGCACCAGTTCCAGAAACACTGTGGATAGCCGCCCAAGAGTTGTCATTCAGCGTAGCAAGAATAAACTCTGCTGTAACTTTGACAGTCTTACTTGCCGGTGCAGAATAGTTCGTACCAGCAGTGCAGCTCACGGTGATAGTAGCTTCGCCATTTGTTTGGTGGACGTGAGAAACGGTAACTGTATTCCCGCTACGGGAAACAGTGGCAACGCCAGTTGCGCTGGAGGTCACGCTCAGCGTGCCATCGTGGTTGCCGCCAATCGTGAACGTATCAGTAAGCTTACTCAAGCTAAGCTTGATTGTTGTCTTACTCACAGTCAACGTACCAGTCGCTTTACCAATAGACCAAACAACGTTCTTGGCGGTAGTCGCCCCATCAGACCAGCGATAGTCGGTTTTCGGCGTAAAAGAAGCCGTGTAATTGCCTGCGTTCGTGCCGGATGTCGTACCGCCAATCGTCATATAAGTCGTGTTATAATTGCTCCAACTCGGAGACTGAGAAGACTTATTGTAGGTCAGTGTACCGCTCTGGGCGGGTACGTTCGCAATCGTGATACGGTTTGCTGTACCAGTCGTCCGCTGAGACGTAGAGGTGTTGATGCCGCCGTCCGTGGTCTCTGGGAAGAAAGCAATGTAATACTTCGTTCCGTTTGTCAGACCGGTAATCGTCAACGGCGTGCTGGAATATCGGTTGCGTGTCGTGACCTTTAGCGTATAAACAGCGCCGGAATCATCCTTGCTTGTAGGGTAGCTGCCGCTCTTCACAACAATTGTGGTGCTTGCCCACGATGCCAGAGTCACGCCATCGGCAGAGATAGAAGCAGAAGGGTCAGTCCACTTAACGGTCATCTTGCCGTTGCCTGCTTCAGAAGAGGCACTCATGCCGGTAACATTCCAGCTTGTGATGCCTGCAACCTGAACAGTCGGAATCGCATTGAATTCGTCATCTGTGCTGTCAGTGTAGGCATTTGCAGTTGTATAGGGGAAGAACTTATAGTAATACTTCGTTCCGTTGGACAGACCACTGTCACAGAAGTAAGTATTCTTATAAGCGTCTCGTGTTTTACTATCGAGAACGATAGTGCCGTCACGACGGCTTGTAGGCGCGGAGCCCGCCTTACGAACAAGCAGGGTATGGATATATTTTTTAAGAACGATGGTTCATACAGTCAATCAACAGTGGGAATCCCAGTTCTTGTGGACTACACACCGGTTGGATTTGTACGAGAAGTTAATGCCGACATGGTAACGTGCTCCCTATTCGATAAATTCATCGGGAAAGAGTGGTTGGCGCAGCGTCTGACGACAAAAGAACCGGACATATGCTCTGTATATATCGATACGAAATGATGGGGGTATAACATGGGAGTAAGTATCAGCGAGTTTAGAGGTGAGTATTATTTTCTGAGTAACTTCTACTCGGCACCAGTTACCTACAACGGAATGTGTTTTGAGAATAACGAGGCGGCGTTTCAAGCGGCTAAATGCCCAGAACGTATGACTGAGTTTTGCCGTCTGAATCCGTCAGAGGCAAAGAGGCTTGGGCGTAGGGTTAAGCTCCGTGGTGACTGGGAGGCGGTCAAAGATACCGTTATGTATGAGATTTGCAAGGCAAAGTTCTCACAGAACCTGATTTGGCAGACAAGCTTGTTGCGACCAAGGATGCCGAACTCATTGAAGGCAATACTTGGGGCGACCGCATTTGGGGCGTCTGTGATGGCGTTGGAGAAAATCGCCTTGGTAAAATCCTTATGCGGGTCAGAGCAGAAATGTGATGTGAACTATGAAGAAGGCTAACACTTATAAAGGAAAACTCGGCTGGCAGTCTGAGTTCAGCCACAGATATGCTTGCTGGGCGAACAACCACAATGGGTGGGCAAAAGCCAAAAAGTCCAACAAGCGGTTGGCTAAGCGCAGATTGAAGGATGAGCTACGGAAAGAACTTGTTTATAGCGCATCGGATAAACAAGTTGGAGAATGAGCGGAAGGAGAATTTATGAAAAGAGAAGATTTTATCTTTGACCATATGGATGATGAGTATGAAGACTATTGGTTCAAAGTCGTTGGCGATACAAAAGACGAGCTTACAAAGAAGTACATGGAAATGTGTATGGTTTCGGTGACCGAGGTCGTCTATTCCAATAAGGAGCAGGTTCTTGGCATCAAGCGCCTCTTCCCGTTCAACTACGATGTCATTATGCCAGACGACACAGAGCTAAAAGATATGCTGGAATCGCTGGTAAACGAGGTAAACGGCTGACATGAAGAAACTGAAGCTCAACTATACCTGCACAGACCCAGATTGCGCCCAGTATATGGCAAAGGTGACGGATACAAGATACAGCTACATCGAGTACAGAGAATGGTTTGGGAATTATATTGTGTGTCACGCTGTTGTTGACCTACAGGACTATACTCTGGACGAAATTTGCACATACTGCTCCTCATACTATGCTTCTCTGGAACAGATGGTTGCTGACTACGGTTTTCGTGGAGCGTTGCAGATTATGGCAGAATGTATTTTTGAGCAGCTTGGTTTCGACGACATGGAGTTTAATGCAGAACAAAAAAGTGAAGGCGCGGCAATTAAATTCATACACGAATGGATGAAAGGCTGATTTTATGACAGTCAAAGAATACAACCGTGACTTCCTCCCGCGTATCCAAAGAGCCAGAGAGTTTGTTTCGCTTTTTGAAAGTGCGATTAACCACATGGATGACGCGCGGGTTGATAAAGAAGAAGTACGAAAACAATTTCGAATACGGAGTTGGTCTGAAGAAACGAAGCAGACTATTTTGATAGCCCTTGCTCATTATAAGAAATATGAGGGGCTGGACAAAATTGAATCTATGGAAATCATTCACTGTCCAACGTGCGGGCACCATATAAACATACAATCCAATGGAACTACGGGGTACTGCCCGATATGCGACGAGGAGGTCTCAACATGAGGAAGTGCGATTTTTGCAAAAATGAATTAACTTGTTCTGGTGTTAATCGCAGCGAGTGTATCGTAAGAGACTATTTCAGATTCGAAATAGAACGGACTCCAGCCGACGAGGAAACCACAATAACCCGTCTTCTGGTTGAGGCTGGCGGAGTGTTCAATCCGAGAGCTGTTGCGAAACACCTTGTTGCGCACGATGTCGTAATGAAAGGTTAATTCGATGACTAATTTCGAGGAAATTAAGAGGAAAATAGCCAATATGAATATCGATGAGCTGATAGAGTTTTGCGGCGGTGATACTTGTGAGAATGTGCTTTGCTCTTTTGTGAGCGATGGCGATTGTTGCGGGAACAATTGCAAGGTCAGCTATGATTGTGGAGGCTGTATTAAAAAGTTCTTGCAAAGAGAGACGAGGGTAGTCAGATGAAATGTCCATATTGTGAATCTGGGACAAATGATTTTGTTCCAATGAACCAAGCCGTTGAATACAGCGGCATTGAGATGGCTGTAAACAGGCAGGGAATGTTGAGGGTGAGAGTGCTTGACGACGATGGCAGTTTCACGACTCAAGATATCATTGAGATACGCAACTGCCCACTGTGTGGGAAACGATTTATGAAGGGTCGATGTGTATGAGCGGCATCGTCCATTGCCCAAGATGTGGGCACCATATAAACATCCCTTCTGATGGGACTGTCGGGTACTGCCCGATATGCGATAAGGAGGTTACTGACATGGAGAAAAGAACAATTTGGGTAAAGCCATCCTGCTTTGCTCCAGAGTTTGAGATGGTTATTCCTGTCCCGACAGACCGAGATGATGAGGAGTACATCGATGAGCTGCTGGACGGAATTCTGAATAACGAGGTTCGCTACAATATCGAGTGGGATTTTGTAGACGGGCTAAGCTGACAATGGGAATATATGTGGTGGTGGAAGACAACCGATTGGAGGTGTGGTTGTGGCTGAGCGCAACGAACACAAGGGCGCGAAATACCAAGATGGTGACATTTATTTGAATCCATGCTTCGGCGACCTGTGGGTTGTGGATGGCGCATCGTTCATTAAAATCAATAACGGATATGCAATTGAGTTGGACGAGCCAGAAGGATTCATTAAAGTTGGACATATCGATGGAGTAATTAACAAGAGAAGTCAACCGACAAAGTGAGGGTTCAAATGACAGTCAAGGACATTCTTCCGAGCCATCCAGTTGAAATCATGGTTAGAACCAACTATCCAGAAAGCCTTTTGACGTATCTAAGCAGTGAGAGAATTGAACAGGGATTGCTTGTTGGTTATTGCTCTTGGGACGGTGAGAATCTCACCCCTGCGGATGGTGATTACTATTCTGTGGATGAAGTTATTTCAAAATATGAGTATGAAGAGGACGGCAGTCTAACATACTGGACTGTCTCTGAATGGGTGTAGACAACGACCGCTTTGTAGATTTGCTGTTATACATATTTCCTTCAGCAGCTTTTCGCCAAAGGCAAAAGTAAGAATTCGGCACTATGCTCGTAAACCAGAAGCCCGCTACGCGGGCGTTTTTCCCTTTTACTCACTCGCATTGCAAGCAACGCTCGTGAGTTCTGGTTTACGACCAATGCTCATGCACATCGGTTGAGGGGTTTAGAAAAGACGACCGATGCGGAAAGCGGTTACAGTGAAGAGGTGGGGATAATTGTTATGTGATAAATGCTTACACAAAAAAGTGTGCAGGTTTGAAGTTCCAGATGAGGGGCAATGTGATGACTTTATTGACGAAGCCATCGTAGATAAATTTAACAGCATTGGATGCACATCATTTCGAATTAGCGCGGATTCCATAAAAGGAATACTCGACAGACAATTAGCCGAACCCCCGGCTACTCTTGGACGAAGCAATGCAGATTGAACTTCACGACACATACGGCGTTCTTCGGATAAAGACAAGCGAGTTCTTATTCGATTTGGAGGACTTGCCGCTCATAAAGGGACGCGACAGTTGGTATTGCGACAAGGACGGTTACCTTGTCAGCAGTTACTTCTATAATGGTATTCGACGCTTTGTCCGATTCCACCGACTTGTGATGCACGCGAAACCCGGTCAATGCGTTGACCACATTAACAAAAACAAAGCGGATAACAGGAAGAAAAATTTGCGATGTTGCGAGCGTTCTGAGAACGACAGGAATCGCAGCCTGTATTCGTGCAATACATCCGGTGTCGCTGGCGTCTACTTCGACAAAGAACGTAAGAAGTGGGTTGCCAGCATTACTTATAACCATAAGAAAGTTTACTTGGGAAGATACGCGGTCAAGGAAGAAGCAATCTTGGCTCGGCTGACCAAGGAGGTCGAATTGTATAAAGAGTTCTCGCCGCAACGAGGACTTTTGGAATCTCTAAATCTATAGGAGGCAAACGTGAGGGTAATCTACAAGTATCCATTGGAGATTACAGCAGAACAGGTAATCAATATCCCGATGTTGTACTTCGATGACCGCGTTGCAAGATGCAACGAACAAGTTCTTCATGTGGATGTTCAAGACATGATTCGACCTTGCCTTTGGTGCATGGTTGACACCGAAAACCAGACATACCCGATGAAGGTTGTGACAAAGATGACTGGCGAGGAAATCCGAGAAGATGAGAAGGATAAACTGAAATATGTTGGTTCATATCTCATCGGCGGTGGCGATTTCGTGGGTCATGTGTTCGTATGTTACGAATAAAACCTGAGTTTTATAAGGAGAAAATGCTATGAAGTATATGCTGATTGAAGTAATGGAGCGAGAAATTTCCGAGCCTGAGTATTTCGATACGCACGATGCGGCGCATGATGAGATGTGCCGACGTGTCGCAGAGGTTTACGATATCTCTCCTGACGAAGTCAAAGAGTCTTATCTTGAAGGCGAAGACCTGAATGAGAACGCCGTGGTTCTTGAGGACATTGCGTGGGCTGAACGGTATGGTAAGAACTTTGACTGGAAAATCTTCGCCATTGAGCGAGATACTCCTGCGCTGGTAACAGCTCCTCCTCTGTTCAATACCCTGAGATAACGATGATGCGGTGACGGAACAGGTAGACGCGCTGCTGGTGTTAATAAACACCCATAGAAACGGCAGTCAGGGCGGCGCAAGACATACTGCGCGGCGGTTGCAAACGTCAATCGTGTTGAAAGTGCGCGACTAATGGTTGTGGGGTGCAAATCCACACCCGCATCTCGATAGGTCACCCTAAGTTACAGATACATATTCGAAAGGGGTGACACAAGTTGGAAACAAATAAACAAAATGAGATACGCAATGCTTATGAGCATAGCGCACAAGTCCAGTGTATTCCCGCTTCGATTAAAAAGACTACTGAGCACAGCGAAGAAGACCCATTGGTGGTCGCGCCGTATTGCAGAGTCAGTACGGACAACAAAGACCAGCTCGCAAGCTACGAGCTGCAGTGCCAGTATTACAAAGAATATGTGTCGAAGCATCCGGGGTGGCGGCTTTATGACATCTACGCCGATGAAGGGATTTCTGGGACTTCCGTAAAGAAACGCACGGACTTCTTACGGATGATTGATGATTGTAAAGCAGGCAAAATCGACATGATTATCGTGAAGAACATTGCAAGGTTCGCACGAAATGTTGTTGACTGCGTCGCCACTGTGCGTATGCTCAAGGCACTGGACAAGCCGGTTGCTGTTTATTTTGAGGATATTGCAATCAATACCTTGACACAGACCGGCGAGCTTCTGATGGTCGTTATGGCTGCTATTGCGCAAGGCGAGTCAGAAGCAAAGTCTGAGAGCGTGAAATGGGGGTTCCAGAAAAGATTTGAGAAGGGGCTCCCAAAGCTCGCAGACCTCTATGGGTACACCAGAGATAAGAGGCTGCTGGAGATTTACGAACCTGAAGCGAATGTTGTGCGGCTGATTTATCAAATGTTCTACGATGACAAAACGATTCCTGAAATCTGCTACATCTTAAACCAGCAAGGTATTCCATCCCCACGAGGTGGTCAGTGGACATACTCTACGGTAAAGACAATCTTGACAAATGAGAAATATTCCGGTGACGTTTTGATGCAGAAGACCGTTACCGTGGATATCTTTTCGCATCGCTCTATTCGGAACGACGGACGTGCTAACCAGTTTTTTATCCAAGGCTATCACGAAGCGATTATTCCGAGAGAACTTTGGCTTGAGGTGCAACAGATTCTAAAGGGCGAAAATGTTGTTCCGGTTCCATCAGTTGATGAGGTGGCAGATTTGTCTGCATCTGATGTCCCTCGGATATTGGATGGCTTTTTTGTAATTAAACCTCGAAAGGATGGAAACAATGAGTATCTTAGACAACTTTGATGTGGTTGGTGTTCCTCGTACATTCAGTATTGCAGAGGTTCGAATCCTGAAGAACCGCATCTCCTTTAACCTTGCAACAGCTTCCGAGATTGGCTATCCGCCGTTTGTGCGGCTGTTTATCAGCAGAGACAAAACGCAGATTGCGTTGCAGCCTTGTGCCAAAGAAACGCCGAACGCGATGAAGTTCTTTACATCGGATTCTACGAAAGACGGAAAGCCCAAGAAGAGAATGATTCCGGTTGGAAATCGTGCGCTGACGGCGCTTGTAAAAGCCGGTATTGGTGTCGAGATGAATGTTCCGTTAAAGGCGCCGGGTGTTCGCTTCGCAGATGAAGGCGTCATCATCTTCGACCTCAAACAAGCAACTGACATGAATCAACCAAATGCTTGCACAGAAACTGGTCTGTGCCTGATTCCCACTCCGGCATATCCATTTGTTGAGATGCCGTCTGGATACTTCGCATCATAATTGCAGGTGCAAGCCTGCATACATACTTTGGAGGTGAACCCACTTGAGTAAGAAATATGATTCACTCGGCGACAGAATGAAAGGCTACGAGAATATTGCTCGCAACTATTTGACTCGTCGGATTCCAACCATTATCAGAGTGGACGGCAAGACGTTTCATACATTCACAAGAGGTATGGAAAAGCCATTTGACCGCATCCTGATGACAACGATGCAAAATACAATGAAGTACCTGTGTGAAAACATTCAGGGCTGTGTCTTTGGATATACGCAGTCAGATGAAATCACGTTGGTACTTACGGACTATGCAACAATTACAACGGATGCATGGTTCGGATACAACATCCAAAAGATGTGCAGCGTTTCCGCTTCAATGGCTACGCTTGCTTTTTCAAATGCCTATGCTGCCGAGCTGTGGAAGAACTTTCCTGAAGCGATGTGCAGCAGTGACAATGGCACAAATAAGTACATTGAAACGCTGGTCGCAAAGATGGGTACAGCCATGTTTGATGCCAGAGTTTTTTCTATTCCAAAAGACGAAGTTTGTAACTGCCTGATTTGGCGTCAACAAGATGCGACTCGTAACAGCATTGAGTCAGTTGGTCATGCAAATTTCAGTCAAAAAGAACTCCACGGCAAGAGCTGCAACTCTATCCAAGATATGCTGTGGAAAGAACGTGGCATCAATTGGAATGACTTCCCCGTTGATTGTAAGCGTGGTTCTGCTTGCTACAAAACAAAAGTTAAAGAGACCGCTCCTCTTCTCAACGATAAAGGCGACACCGAAATGGTTGAGGTCGTTAGAAACCGTTGGGTTATCGACCGAGAGCCTCCCATTTTCTCACAAGAAAGAGGGTACGTTGAAAAATGGATATGACACCGGCTGAAGTTGCTACTTGTATTTGCGATATCTATGAGAAACTCGGACGTTTAGAATGCCGCCTCGAAAATACACGAGGAGATTTAGTCACCACAATAGAACGAAACAGGCAGCACACAGAAGAGTTCCTGAACCAGCAGACAGATATCGAAAACAAAATCGATATAGCCCTGACAACGGCTGTCCATGAATTGATTGAGTATCTACGATACCAAGACATCCAAGCTTTGGATGAGGAAGAGTTTTTGCTAAGGGTTCGGGAGCTTATTCGTGTTGAGCAAGACGAACGCCTTCCGTTCTAAGGAGGAAAAATATGAGTTGCTATAAAGACGGTGGCTGTGGTATTTATGAGATGTATTCTTGCTATGAATGTCCAGCAAGCAAGCCGGAGTACCTTAAAAGAAAGTCGCGCGAGCCGCAAAGATTACAGGCAATCGGAAACCTGCACGACGTAGCCAAGCAGATTCTGGATGACGAAGTGGTCATTCTCCTCCGTCAATACGGAACAACGCTTGCACCGGGACGAATGGGAGATGAGAGTCGTGTTCCAAAGTGGCTGCTCGTTCTTGCGGCAGACAGAATCGAGGAGTTAAAAAATGCAAGAACAAAGCAATAAACAGTTCTACATTTCAGATTGGCATTATGGTCATGCAAACGTGATTGCCTTTGATAACCGTCCGTTCAAATCGCTTCTGGAGATGGACGAAGCACTGGTTGACCGGTGGAATGCAGTGGTTTCTCCGGGCGATATTGTGTATGTTCTTGGGGATATGTTCTGGTGTAAGGCACAAGATGCTATCCCTATTTTGCGTTCCTTAAAAGGACAGAAGTTCCTGATTAAAGGGAACCATGACCGGTGCAATGACAACAAGTTCTTGCGGGAGTTTGTTAAGGTCACAGAGTATCTCGAAGTGAAGGACAGCGGTCGAACAGTGATTCTTTGCCATTACCCAATTCCGTGCTTTAAGAATCACTTTTACGGTTCCTTCCACTTGTATGGACACGTCCACAATTCTTTCGAGTGGAACATGATGGAGCATGACAAGTATCTGATGGAGGAACTGTACACGACACCTTGCCAGATGTTTAATGTCGGAGCAATGATGCCGTGGATGGACTACACGCCTCGGACGCTTGATGAAATCATTGCGGCAAATTCGCATAACGAGGCTGTTAGAAATAAATGATGGCTTGAATCACTTGTGCCACAAGGCTTTGGAAGGCGCTTGATGAGTGGTATTAGTGCATCATATAAAACGAAAGGAGTGGTCACTTGTGATTTACCTTGACAATGCTGCCACCACACAAATGGATGAACGGGTTCTTGAAGCAATGATGCCATACCTGACAACGGAGTATGGTAATGCAGGAACCCTCTATAAGTTTGGACGAGCTGCGAATGAGGCTGTGCAGAAAGCCAGAGCGCAAGTGGCAGCTTTAATCAACGCAGAACCAGAGCAAATCATTTTTACATCTGGTGGTAGCGAAGCAAACAATTTAGTCTTTCGGGGTTTGAAGGACTATCTGAAGAGTATCGGTAAGACGCACATTTTGGTATCGGCTGTTGAGCATGATTCCGTCCTACGAGCCGCAGAATCGCTTATAAAAGACGGGTTTCATGTAGAGTATATTCCGGTATCCAATGAGTGCAGGGTCTCTCCTGCTGTCATTGAGAACGCATTACGGGCAGATACGGGGCTTGTGTCTGTGATGTTTGCGAATAACGAAACAGGCGCAATTAACCCAATCGAAAACATTGGGACGATTTGCATGAAGCGTGGGATTCTGTTCCACACAGATTGCGTGCAAGCTGCAGGGTGCTATCCTATTGATGTGGTGAAAATCGGTTGCGATTTTCTTTCGGTGTCATCACATAAGATTCATGGTTGTAAAGGCGTTGGAGCTTTGTACGCAAAGGATAAGTCCAAGCTTGCACCCATTGTTTATGGTGGTTCGGAGCAAGAGTTCGGACTGAGAGGTGGAACAGAAAATGTTGCTGGCATCGTAGGATTCGGAAAGGCTTGTGAGATTTCATCGAAGAGCTTGCACGAAGATACGGTGTGGGTTTCTACATTGAAACAGAGATTTTTCATGGCGCTGAATGAAGCGCTCAAAGATACGGGCGATGAAGGCTGCGTCCATGTAAATGGTATGTCGATTCTTACACCCGGAAAGACGATTAACTTGAGAATGGATGGCGTTGACGGCGAGACGCTCCTGCTCATGTTGGATGGTAAGGGAGTTTGTGTTTCTGCTGGGTCTGCGTGTAGAAGCCACGAAGCAGAACCAAGCCATGTTTTATCTGCGATGGGGCTGTCCAAAGATGAAGCTCGGGCATCCATCAGAATTTCGTTCTCAAAGAAAAACACGGCTGATGAAGCCGTAAGAGCCGCACAGATTTTAGCTGGGTGTATTTCAACGCTCAGGGTGAGAGAAGAAAAGGAGTAAGGTTATGACGATTGAGCAAATCAAAGAGATGGTCAACGGTTCTGCTTATGATTTCCTTAGAACAAACGAGCACCTCGGAAGCAAGATTATTTTTCTTACACTTGGTGGCAGTTATTCCTATGGAACAAATGTTGAAACATCCGATGTCGATGTGAGAGGATGTGCGTTGAACAGTGAATCTGATTTGCTTGGTCTGACAAGCTTCGAGCAGGTCGTTAATACACAAACGGATACGACAATCTACGCTTTCAATAAGCTGGTGAGTTTGCTTCTTAATTGTAATCCAAATACGATTGAAATGCTTGGGTGTAAGCCGGAGCACTATTTCTATATCTCAGACATTGGCAGAGAAATGATTGCCAACAGAAAAATGTTCCTGTCCAAGCGAGCAGTCCATTCTTTCGGAGGTTACGCGAATCAGCAGCTCCGGCGTTTGGAAAACGCTCTTGCGCGAGATAGGCTATCACAGGCGAGAAGAGAAGAACATATTCTTAACTCCATGAAGGGCGCCGTTAAATCATTTGAGAGCCGATACACGATTTTTGAAAACGGTAGTATTGTTCTCTATACGGATGAGAGCCCACGAGAGGATTTAGACCGTGAGATTTTTGCAGATATTCAACTTAAAAAGTATCCGGTCAGGGAGTTCAATAGTGTAATCAACGACCTGACAAATGTTATCGGGACGTATGAGAAGCTCAATCACAGGAACCACAAGAAGGACGACGAGCATTTGAACAAACACGCGATGCATCTTATTCGTTTGTTTCTTCTCTGCTTGGATATTCTGGAGAAAGAGGATATTGTCACATATCGTGGTAATGACCTGCCTTTGCTGATGAGCATCCGCAAGGGCGACTATCAACTGGAAGATGGGACATATAGACCAGAGTTTTTTGAAATGGTTTCTGACTTTGAGAAACGACTCAACTATGCAAAGCAAAACACAAGCCTCCCAGATACACCGGATATGAAGAAAGTTGAGGAGTTCGTTATTAGTGTAAACAGGAGGGCGATTGATGCGTAAGATTTCTATCCCTAAAGGTGCGAGAGCAGTTCTGCTGAATCTCCGATATGAGAACCATGAGGCATATGTGGTCGGCGGATGTGTCAGAGACAGCTTGTTTGGAAAAGAACCACAAGATTGGGACATCTGCACCTCTGCCACACCGGACGAAGTTAAGGAACTAATGCATCGTCGTGGTATAAAGACAATCGACACTGGGCTGCAGCATGGGACAGTAACAGTTGACATGGGCATTGCTGGGAAGTATGAGGTCACGACATTTCGAATTGACGGAAGCTACACAGACGGGAGACATCCTGACTATGTGGAGTTTACTGAGAGTATTTATAAGGACTTGTCTCGCAGAGACTTCACCATCAACGCTATGGCGTACAACAGCGCTGGATTGATTGACCCATTCCACGGGAGAGACGATTTACAAGCAGGGGTTATTCGTTGTGTCGGTAATCCTGATGAACGCTTTGAAGAAGATGCGCTTCGCATTATGCGAGCTCTGAGATTCGCAGCGACTTATGGTTTCTCTATCGAAGAACGGACAGCCGCTGCTATCCACAAGGACGCTTGGATGTTAAAACGCATTGCTGCGGAGCGAATCAATGGCGAGCTTTGTAAAATGTTGCTCGGTGACGGCATCTTAAATGTATTGCTGGATTTCGCTGATGTTATTGCAACGATTATTCCAGAAATGGAACCTTGCATTGGCTTTGAACAGAACAACAAGTACCACCAATACACTGTGTACGAGCATATTGCACACGCTGTTGCAAACTATAGGGGCACTGATGTGTCCGTCAAGGTTGCTCTGCTGCTCCATGATATCGGGAAACCCCAATGCTATACCGAAGATGAAAATGGCGGGCACTTCCACGGGCATGGAGTTCCAAGCCGCGATATTGCAGAACAAGTTTTGGATAGACTGCGGTTCGATAATAAGACAAAGCAAGAGGTTCTTGAGCTTGTGCTCTATCACGACACAATGATTGAACCAACGCCCCGCACAGTCCGCAAATGGCTGCATAAACTCGGTGAACACCGGTTTTCGCAGTTTTTGGATGTACGGATGGCTGATATTCTTGCCCATGCAGAGGGCACTCAGGAGTCCAGAATCGAAAGATGTATCGCGCTCGGCTCTATCATGTCTGAGGTTTTGGAGGCTGAGCAGTGCTTTGCATTAAAAGACCTGCAAATCAATGGAAGAGATATTATGAGTCTCGGCGTTGAACAAGGGAAACGTGTTGGTGAAATCCTTAACAGCCTTTTAGATGAAGTGATTTCAGGGGCTTTAGAAAACGAACACAGTGCTTTGATGCAGAGGACGGTGGAGCTTCTTGGATGAACTCAAATACCCCAAAGGCGAAAGAGTTTGGGTAGGATATTATAATGCTGAGCATGAGCTTTGCTTCATTCTTACCAGCAAAGAGAGCCGCGAGTTCTATTTTTTATATGAGCTTGTTGATGGTGAGTTTAAGAAGCTCGGGAAAGCAAGAACCCCAAAAGAACTTGAGGACAAGTTCGAGGTTTCAAAAAAGATGAGGTGTGCACAATGATGTCTGATTTTGAGTATGATTGCTGGCAGCGTAAACGCCTTGCACAGCAAGCGAAGTACCGCAAGTGCGGGAGCAAGAGCAAGAAATGCTCAATGTCAAACAGACCACATGACTCAGAAACAGTGGAAAGAAAGGAATGGGAAAGTTGTGACCGTTAACTTGAACCAACCAATTACATGGGATGAATTCAAAGCATTGACTACATCAATGCAAGAAGAGTACCTACGACATATGATGGAGAACTATGGCGCCAATGCAACGAGTTTTGCCGCCATGTTTGGGGTACAACCGCTTACGATTCGGCGGCACATCCAGATGAACAAGCTGAATATCAAGTTCCCAGTTGGTCACTCTATGAGTACAGCACAAAAGGATGCGTGGGATGAATTGCTGCACGGGAAAACATCTGATGAGGGTGTCGAAGTAGAAGCAGAAGATGTACCAGCTACCAAGTTGGACGAAGTAGCTTCCAAACAGAGTATGGATATGAAGCGCTTTTCATTGTGCTTTAACGGGAGAATTGATGTCAACATGATTGCGAATTCTTTGCTACATATCTTGGGCGACAATGCAGTTGGAGAGGTTGAAATTGTGTGCAACCTTGGTTGATTTGCCTTGATAATCTGTATCTTTGTGATAGAATTGAATTGAAGGAGTGGTCAAATGGATAACGGCTTTGACTTGAAGTTTATGTCAGACGAGGAGCTGCGAAACGCAATGGATGAGTTCATCGATAGCGTTAAGGACGATGTCGCAGCAGATGAAGAAAAGACAACGGTTTTGAATCCGATGAAGCTGCAGCAGATGCAGTTTGCTCATGCGGCACTAAAATACATTACAAGGGATTCTGACGTTGAAGTTTCCTACAAATTAAATACACCGTTCAAAACGATGGGGAGCATCAGTGTCGAGGGAGAGACGCTGGCTTTTGACAAACCGGAGTGGTTTGCGAGAGTAGCAGAGTTTGCAAACAACATGGAGGTCTATCCATTGGTTAAGAACCGAGTCCGTTTGACATTTACATTCCACGGTCTCACTAAACCGATTGAATAAGAGGAGGCTGGAATGGAGTACACAACTTGCAAAGACTCCGTCATGGAGTTGATTAGCGATGGTTCTAAGGTCTTTGGACGCGACTATAAGATTTCAGAAGAAATGCTTTCTAAAATCGATGAGATTTGTGATGGCGTGGATGAGTTGGTATCTGAAATTGAATGCGAAAGTGTCCATGCAGATATTGAAGAAAAAACAAAGACACTCCGTATTGTCATTGTGTGTGATGAGCTTGAGCTTCACGGGGGAAGAACCAACGGGTTCTTCAAGCTAATTACGAAACTGAACTCTTTTAGCTTTTCAAAGCAGGGTCGAGAGTTCATCAAAATTGAGTTGAACATTTCGAATGTATGGGAGCGTATGAGTGAATGAGAAAAGAAGAGGGCGGCTAAGAGACGCCTTGAAAATGCTGAGCAATGCTGCATCCATTGTGGAAACAGTCTGCGACAGTGAGCAAGACTGTATGGATAACTATCCTGAAAACTTGCAAGGAACAGAGAAGTTTGAGCGTATGGAAGATGCGGTTGATAGTCTCAGTGATGCGCTCGAAAAGATTGATGATGCGAAAGGACATATCCAGTCTGCGTTAGGCTGATGTAGTGGTGGCTTTATGGAACTTGTGATTGCTGTGATTCTCGGAGTTATCTTGCTCATTAAATTTGGGTCAGATAAAAACGCAGTGAGGAACACTCGAAAGGCGTATGACAAGAAACAGCAGGTAATTTCGGAGTGGAAAAGTGTAGTGACAGACCGCAGCCTTGAGCAGCGACTGAAAAGCTTTATCCATAATCCAGACAATAAAGAACAAGTTTCTGAGGAAGTTGCTCCTGTATATGAGGGAATCTTCGCCGGTAAGCAACTTTGCGAGTTGTTTCCAAAAGAACGGTGGTGCAAACCAAAAGCAGGATGGACGCCAGAGTATCACGAGCAAGTCCAGCGAGAAGTATGTATGAAGAACTCAGAAAACGCGCTTAGAATTATGATGGCAAAGCGCGGGAAGATTTTGGACTATGACGCAGACAGAAGCGCATCTTACAGCCCCAGTGTAATATCAAGTGGTATCTCAGCAGATTCTCCATTGACGGCGTATGTTCTTATCTGGTGTGCGAAAGCCATAAAGGAACATGGGGTGCCAAATGAGTTTATTGTTCCATCAATCGGTAAATATGGAGCAGGTAATATCCATTGGGAATTATAAAAAAGTAGGGCGTGAGCCCTACTTTTTCAGTCCTCAAACAAATAATCTGGAAGGTCAATTTTTCTTTCAGCAGCACCTTACCGCAGGCTTTTACAGAACGTCCGCTGTCGGCTGAGACGAAGATGTTTGTATGGCGAAGCTCTGGGTTTGCAGAAACCAAAACCAGATTGTTATTATCATCAAGATAGTATTGCTTACAATACATTGCTCCATCGACACAGAAGATGCCAACATCTCCAACTGAAAGCTCTGCGTCTTTTTTTACATATACCATATCACCATCATGTATATATGGGTACATACTGTTACCTTGGATATAAACAGCGTAGTCTGCTTCCTCTGGTACGGAGCTATCAACAAGAATCATCTCGAAGTCAACCCCGTCGAGAGGTACAGAGCTACCGGCAGCAGATGGAGTAGTATAGCGTGGAATGAATCGCTCGCTGTTGACCTGCTGAAAATCTATGACCTTTGGAACGACACGAATTGTTTTAGCGGCATCGACCCTTTCCTTCTCAAGTACACAGATTGCGTCAACTGCTTTTTTGCCATAGTTGTCAAGAGCTTGATAGCTGGACAAAAGTTTTTTTTCGGCAGAAGTGAGAACCAAAGCGTAGTTTGGTGTGTTCTCCAAATGGAAGTCCAGTAGCGTGTCTATCGATATATTGAGAGCCCGCCCGAGAGAAAGCAGCGCATCCATTGCGGGTTTCTTAGCGTTGCGTTCCCAAGCGCGAATTGTAACCGTGGAAACACCTACTGCGTCTCCAAGATTTTGCTGTGTGAGGTTCCGTTCTGCACGAAGGCTCTTTAGCCTCTGCCCGAAGTCCATGTTAAAGTCCTCCAAAAAAATAGCCCAAGTTTTGATGTTGACAGACCACTGTGTTTGTGGTAGCATAAAACCGCAACAACTGTTTCTATTAACAGATTAACACAAACAACTGTTTCTGTCAATAATTAAAAAGGTAGCTCGCCAATATAGACGAGCTACCACAAAACGCACACTGCCATGAACACCAACGTAATAACAGCGTGCAACGACCCGTTAACGACAGGTCGAAGTCATCGTTGACACCACTCAGCAATGACTCACTTGTAGTATAACACGGGATTTCTCGTAAATCAATGGAGGTTTTTACTACAGGATGAAGAAGATAGTCTCAGTCAAGGAACTTAAAGAGTATTGTGAAAACCATAAGCCTCAGCAGATTTCCTTTTACACAGAGAACCAGAGTTGGTATTGCGTCTCAGACCCATGCAAATTCAAGTTATCATTCCCGGTTATGTTGATATGCGAGAACCCCAATATGATTTGCTTGAAATCTGGAGCAAATACCTTATGTTTTGACCGAGTACGTTGTGTCGAGATAGACACTGAAATGACCGTGATTGGAACTGTTTTCACAGTTTTTTGTGGAGGTAGAAACGACAAAGAACAAGAAATCACCTACACCTTGTTAGCCGGTTAAATATTTTTTGATGTTGTTTATATAATTAACTTGACTCTGCCATATTGGACGTGCTATACTCCAAACATCAACATAATTGTATTTAAGGGGTTTAGCATATTGGGTTTTCAGAATAACAAAGAGCGGGTTCCGCAGATTGGTGAAGTGTATTTGATGAAGTTCGGTGGCAGTGGCAGCGAACAGAGTGGTTGGCGTCCGGGCGTCGTCTTCCAGAACAACATGGGGAATGCATACAGCCCCAACATCATCGCACTCCCACTTACCAGTTCGCTCAAAAAGACGAACCAACCTACACACGTTATCATCAAAGCAGCAGATAGTGGGCTTCGCAGAGACAGCATGGTTCTTTGCGAAAACCCAGAGCGTATGTCTAAAGAACGCCTCGGGCAGTACATCACTACGTTGTCAGAGGAGCACATGAAGCAAGTTGCCGAAGCAAACTTGCTGGCGACGGGTGCAATCGCCTATCTGGACATCGAAGCGCTGCTTGCTGTGTGGAAGAAAGCCGCAGCCCTAAACGCTGTTGTACCAGCATAATGCTACATACTAAGTAGGAGGCTCGCTATGTACAATGCGGAGTTAAAGTCAAGATTCGTTAAGGACTATACCAAGAGTATCAACACGGCTAACGTTGCCACAACAGTTTTCGAAGCGTTTGAACCGTATGAAACTTCGTGGAATGCAGACCTCTGTACAAGAGACAGAGAAGAACTGCAGCCAGCTATCGATGAGATACTTGCACTGCGCTCCAGAAGCCAGTGGATGTCTCTCACGATATTAAAAGAGTATGTAAAATGGTGTATTGCCATGAAGGTTCCAGACGCTTGCGATGGGATGCTTAATATTGAGGCGGCGGGGTTAGCAAAAGTTAGGCGGCAGATGGTCTCAAGTCCACTCCATCTTCAACGTGTTCTTGATGAGGTCTTTGACAAAGAGAGCGAAGAGACAATCGATGTCACCTACCGTTGTTATTATTGGATGGCTTTTGGTGGCATCAAAGAAGATGATACACTTCTCGTAAGAGCGTCTGATATTGACTTCGCCAACATGGAAATTGTCTATCAAGATACGCACGTCCCGCTTTATCGTGAAGCACTGCCAGCGTTCCATAAAGCAGCAGAACTCAATAGCTTCTGCTACAAGAATCCCAATTACTCTCGAACGATTACACGAGATAGAGTTTCTGGCGATACTTTGATGCGTGGTATTCGCGCAGTAAAAAAGACCGCGACACTTCGTTCAATTTTATCTAAGAAATCAGCAAAAGCCATTGAAGATGGACTCACCCAGCAACAACTTAGTTTCTACAGAGTATGGATGTCAGGGTTATTCTACAGAATGTACGATAGAGAACGAGCCGGTATTCCGGTCGATTTCTCAGAAGCAGCAACAGACTTTGTCGCTGACAGAACTTATGTGCTCAACGGAAGAATCAAGTTGGAGCACAAGCAGAACCGCATAGAAAAAAATTATATGGAAGATTATCAGCGTTGGAAGCTGGCGTTTTCAATCTAACGAAGCGAATGAAGAGATTTCCACAGAAGTGGGTTTCTCTTTTACATATATCAACATAATTAAATAACATACATCGCCGAACGGCTTAGGTATAAATCTGGAAAGAAAGGAGAAAGTGTATGGCTTTCAAGAAGACAAAGCAAGAGGCATTGGACTTGCTGCAGGAAAAGGAAAAGCGTCTGGCTGAATTGACAGAAGAGTCCGCATATGCGGTTCAGATGGTTCAGAACACCATTGATAATCTGCAAGCGGTCAACAGTGACATCCAGACCACGATGGATGAAATCGATACATATATGCAGCGGTTGAATGATACTCGCAGCAGCCTCAGCACCACTCACGACAAGAATGAAAAAATCATGCAGAACTTCGCCAAGCTGTTGTGCGTTGATTAAGGAGGAGATTCATTGAGCGAATTAAAGGAAAGATTCCTCGCGGTCTACAAGGAAACAGTTACGCGAGAGGGTTCGGACTCTTTGCTGGACTGGCTCGAACATTCTGATTTCTTCGTGGCACCGGCTTCGACAAGGTATCATGGATGCTATGAGGGTGGGCTTTTGCAACACTCTCTTAATGTTTATGATTGTTTGAAAATCGGAATCGAGGCAGCCGGACTACAAGGCACCTATAGCGAGGAAACAATCGCAATTGTTTCTTTGATGCACGACCTTTGTAAAGTCAACTACTACAAAAAGGGCTTTCGGAATGTCAAGGATGAAGAGACTGGGCAGTGGTATAAAAAAGAGGTTTATGAGGTTGATGAAAAATTTCCCTGTGGAGAACACGCAGATAAGTCTATTATCATCCTTCAGAATTTCATTCGCCTTGAGCCAGAAGAAATCTTGGCAATTCGTGCCCACATGGGCGGTTGGGACACCGCAGTAAAAGGTGGTAACGCTTTCATTGGTAAGATTTTTGAGCGTAGCAAACTGGCGCTCCTGCTGCATCTTGCCGACATGGGAGCGACATATTTAATGGAGGGGTGAAATGGCAGAACAGATGAACATTTATCAGAAACTTGCCAGAATCAGAAAGCAAGTGGAGGTCATCCAGAAGAACAAGAGTGGCTACGGTTACAAGTATGTTTCCGAGGATGAGATTCTCGCAAAAATCTCGGTATTTATGGACAAGTATGGTCTGTCTCTGATTCCGAACATCAAGCAGGGCAGCACAATTGTGTCCCCATATACATACAAAAAGACCAAGACTACCGGCAAGGGTGATATCTATGAAGAAAACAACAACGAGGTCTTGGTTAGCGCGGATATGATGTGGTCTTGGGTTGATAACGACAACCCGGAAGAGCGTATCGATGTTGAGTGGGCGCTTGTTGGGCAACAGGGAGATGCTTCTCAGGCATTTGGCTCTGGTTTGACATATTCGAATCGTTATTTCCTGCTCAAGTTCTTCAATATTGCTACACCTGATGCAGACCCTGATGCATTCCGTAGCAAGCAGAGAGCAGCGGAAACAGCAGAGGACAAAATGATTGCCGAGCAAATCATTCAGAGTTTTGATGAGACACTGAAAGAGTATCTCAGTGTGCATAAGGATAAAACAGACGATGTTAAAAAGTTTGTATCCAAGTACGCAAAGGGCGGCAACTACTTTGCAATTACAGAGTCCGTGTTGGCAGGAAAACTTCTGTCGGATTTCAAGGAAACGTTTAAGATTGAGGAGTGATACACTATGGGTTTTCGTACAGGTGCCTATGCAAAAATTTGGGAAGTAACTCCCATGAGCGACACGAGCACAAAGGTTCGGTTGTCGGTCAGCAGAAAGAACAAGCAGACCAATGAGTACGAGCAAGACTTTTCCGGCTTTGTTCTTGCCATTGGAACTGCGGCGGCAAAGAAAGCTGCTTGTCTGAAAGAGGGCGAGCGCATTAAGCTTGGAGACGTTGATGTCACGACAAAGTACGACAAGGAGAAAAAGGTGACGTACACCAACTTCAAGATGTTCTCCTTTGAAGTTGAGGGCGACGAGAGTAGCTCTCAAACCACAGACCCTCAGCCTACGGTTGATGATGGCGAAATTGATGACAGCCGGTTGCCATTCTAAGGTAATCGCCTATGGGAGAAGTAAACTACGCACCACTCATTGATGACATGGTGTGGAGCTACTCACGAATAAAGGCTTTTGAGGATTGCCCGTATAGGTGGTACTTGAAGTACATAAAGAAGTTTCATGGTAAGGATATGTTCTTTTCAAGCTATGGTACTTTTATGCACAAGCTTATTGAGTTGTATCACAAAGGTGAAAAAACACCAAGGCAGATTGTCGATATGTACTTGCAAGACTTCAAAACTGAAGTTGTGGGACGTGCTCCAAACAGGAAGGTGTTCAGTAGTTACTTTACTGGCGGTTTGCAATATCTTAAAGCACTTCAGCCATTCCCGTATGGCATGGTTGGTGTCGAAAAGAAAGTTGACTTCGTAGTAAACGGTATCCCGTTTGTTGGTTACATAGACTTCCTTGGGGAAAAAGATGGTGACCTATATGTCGTAGACAACAAGTCGAGGATTTTGAAACCACGAAGCAGCAGAGCAAAACCAACTAAGGCTGACGAAGAGTTGGATGCTTATTTAAGACAGCTTTATATCTACTCTGCGGCAGTTGAAGAAGAATATGGTAAGACGCCAAAGAGTCTTTGCTTCAACTGCTTTAGAGATAAGCTGTTTATCATAGAGCCATTTAAGGAACAGGCATACGCCGAATCTAAAGAATGGCTTGCAAAGAGCATCGGAAAGATTCGTGAGGAATCAGATTTCAAACCATCAGTAGAGTTTTTCAAATGCACACACCTGTGTGAGATGCAGGATATGTGTGAGTATTACGAGTTGATGAGAAAGAGGTGATGAATTATTAGGGCAAGTGAAGACATGGCAAGGGTTGAGAGCGAAGCTGGCATTATCGCTACGCTGATTCATCACCCGGAGTTTTCATATTACTCAGAGCAACTGTTGCCAAACCATTTCACTAACGAGGAGAACCGCTATATCTATCAGGCAATTTGTTCTCTTGCACGAGACGGGATTACGACGATTGACCCGTATAACATTATCCAAGCGCTGTCTGCGAAAGAAGCGACAAGGCGTTTTGCAGATGAGCTCAGCATCGACCAGCTCTATACATTGATGGACAACAGTGACAGCATTGCTCGAAATACTGTTGAAGAGTACAAGCTGCTTGTCAACAATGTTATGGATGCAGCTTTTAGGCGAGATACTTTCCAGCAACTCAAAGAGTGCCAGAAGCTTTGTACGCAGCCGTCCGAAGAAAACATCGAACAGAAAATCTACAAGATGCTGGATGATGTGATGATGGAGTTCTCAGCAACAAACGAAGTCCCACCATACAAAGATGTCGTAGATAAATGCTGGGAAGAAATCAAAGGTAGGCAAGGCGCTGGATACGCAGGTATTCCCTTTAAGTTTCCTGCATTGAACGATTATGCGACCATTGAGCGTGGAGAACTGTTCATCTTTGGCGCAGAGCAAAAGCAGGGCAAGAGTATGATGCTTTTGAATTGTGCAGTTGACTTGCTGAAGCAGGATTACGCAGTCCTCTATCTGGACAGTGAGCTAAATACGCGACTGTTTACATCAAGAATCTTGGCACACCTATCTGGTATTGAGTACAAGCGATTGACATCTGGCAATTATAGCGACGAAGAGGAAAAGCGTATTCTGGATGCAAAGGAATGGTTAAAAACGCGCAAGTTCACCCATATCTATATCCCAATGTTTGACCAACAGAGTATTTTTACGGCTGTGAATAAGGTGAAACATACGCAAGGGCTTGATGTTCTTATTGTTGATTACTTCAAGGGTAAAGGCGAGGGCGATGCGTTTGACAGCTATCAAGAGCTTGGCAGATTTGTAGATATGGTGAAGAACCAGATTTGCGGTGAGATGAATATTGCTGGTATTGGCGCCGCTCAAGCAACCATTACCGGTAAGCTTGCCGATAGTGCAAAGATTGCTCGTAACGCATCAACCATTGCAATGATTTCCGATAAAACCCCAGAGGAAATCGAAGCTGATGGTGCCGAGTGCGGCAACAAAAAACTCCGTGTAACTGTAAACCGTAATGGTATGCAGATGACGCAGGACGAATACATAGATTTGCTGTTCGATGGAAATCACATCCTCTATGAACAGGCAAAACAGCATATTCCACAGACACCTTTTTAACCTATCAACATAATTAAATAAAATACGGAAGGAGGAGTGGGGGTGGAGCTATCTGAGCTGATTGAATCAGTCGATATCCTTGAATATATCTCGCAATATACAGAGTTCACAGAAAAGAACGGAGAATATTGGGCATTGTCGCCATTCAAAGATGAGAAAACCCCCTCCTTCTCCGTTCGTAAGGAAACAAACTCATTCTACGACTTTTCATCGGGTATCGGCGGTAACGTACTGACATTCATTCGGTATTACGACAAGTGTGGTTATGCTGAAGCTATCGAAAAACTGAAAAATTACAGCGGAGTCGATGGTAATGTGGTCGCCAGAAAGAAATTGGCGACAGTTGAGGTCGCCAAGAGGTTTATGCCGCCGAAAAAAGTGCAGAAGCAGTCAAAATCAACTGTGCTTCCAGACGATTATATGGAACGGTATGAAAAAAGACCGGACAAATTAGCTGTTTGGGAGCGCGAGGGTATATCCAAAGGTTCACTCGACAAGTTTGGCGTGTACTACGACAGCTTTTCGGATAGATTGGTCTATCCAATACGGAATCCAGATGGAAAAATCGTAAATGTAGGTGGTAGAACGCTTGACCCGGCATGGAAAGAAAAAGGTTTGCGTAAATACACCTACTTTATGTCGTGGGGTGAGCTGAAAACTATTTATGGTCTTGCAGAAAACATGGAGGGCATCAGGGAAAAGGGAGAAATCATTCTTTTCGAAGGATGTAAGTCAGTTTTACTCGCAGATACATATGGGGTACAAAACACTGGTGCGATTTTGACATCGCATCTTAATCCGAATCAGATGAAACTGCTGGTCTCCCTTGGGTGCAGGGTGGTTTTCGCCCTTGACAAGGATGTTTGCATCAGGGACGACCACAATATCAAGCGGTTAAAGCAGTTTGTCAACGTTGAATACATTTGGGACAAGGAAGATTTGCTTGGCGATAAGGACAGTCCTGTCGATAGAGGTCAAGACACTTGGAAAAAACTCTACGACGGGAGGCTGTCATGGCGATGAGCAATCAATACACCCTATACCACTTGCATAGTGACCTTTCAAACGGTGTTACCAACATTGACTCCGTTACAAAGTACGGCGAATACATAGAGCGTGCCAAAGAGTGCGGCATGAAAGCAATGGCGTTTACGGAGCATGGCTCTGTTTTTGAGTGGTGGCACAAGAAAAGTGCTATCGAAGCTGCTGGAATGAAGTATATCCACGGCATCGAGGCATATCTTACGCTTAACATCGACGAAAAAATCAGAGACAACTACCACTGTGTCTTGCTTGCGAAGAACTACGACGGGTTCTTAGAACTCAACAGCCTTGTGTCTAAGAGTTTCTGCAGAACCGACAACCACTTTTACTACGTCCCACGAATCACGTTCAACGAATTGTTTGCGACATCTGACAACATTATCATCACTACGGCTTGCGTCGGTGGCGTTCTCGGAAAAGGTGACGAACAGGTTCAGCAGTATTATCTGGATTTTCTTGAACGAAATAAGCACCGCTGTTTCTTAGAAGTCGGTCACCACATGGATGAGAAGCAGGTCACCTACAACGAAAAACTGTTATTGCTTAGCAAGAGTACCGGTGTCCCTTTGATTGCAGGAACTGATACGCACGTCCTCAATGCAGAGCATGAAAAAGGAAGAAGTATCTTACAGGCATCTAAAAACATTACGTTTGATGGCGAAGAACGTTGGGACTTAAAGTTTAAGACTTATGACGAGTTAGTTGCTGCATATAGAGAGCAAGGGTCGCTTCCAGAAGCAGAATATATGCAAGCCATTGAAAACACCAATGTGATGGCAGATATGGTAGAGCCGTTTGAATTAGATAGAGGTACAAAGTACCCACATATCTACTCTGAACCCGAGAAGACGTTCCGTGACAAGATTCAGACAGCAGTTGAGAACCACCCATATGCACTCAAGCATCACACAAAGGAAGAGTTGCAGAAAACTATCGATGAAGAGTTCGATGTTTATAAGGCAACGAAGTCAATTGACTTTATGCTGCTCCAAACTTACTTGCGTGAGTGGGAAAAGCAAAACGGTATCCAGTGCGGCTATGGTCGTGGCTCAGTTTCAGGTAGCATGATTGCGTATCTCTTGGGGATTACGCAGATGGACAGTATGAGGTATGGTTTGAACTTCTTCCGCTTTATGAATCCGTCCCGTGTTACAAATGCTGATATTGACACGGACTATTCTGGCAAGGACAGAGAAACAATTAAGCGGTTCCTGCTTAAAGATAAGATGAATCTGCCGAGTATTCGTTCAGCAGAAATTATTACCTTTAATACCATTGCACTCAAAGGCGCAATCCGCGATGTTTGCCGCGCTCTCTATAAAGACCGCGCAGACATGAACTATCTTCAAGTGGCAAACCACATCTGCAAAGAAGCGGAGCTCCATGAAGATGCTATCCGAAAGAAGTATCCAGATGTCTTCAAGTATGTAGATATCGTTAATGGAACAATCGTCTCCATCGGTACACACCCGAGTGGAGTCCTTATCAGTGACCTACCTATTGACCAAACGGTTGGTCTGTGCAGTATCTCCACATCCGAGTATCCGGTATCCATGATTAACATGAAAGAGCTGGACGACTTGATGTATGTCAAGCTTGACATCCTTGGCTTGGATAATATCGGTGTCATCAACGATACCTGTAAAATGCTTGGGATTGAGCGCTTGACGCCAGACAACACTGATATGGAGGATATGAATGTGTGGAGAAGTATCCGAGACGATACGACGCTTATCTTCCAATGGGAGTCTGACAGCGCACAGCATTATCTAAAGCAGTTCATGTCTGATGCCACGCTCGATATTGCTCGGTCAAAGATTCCAAATTTCTCAATGCTAAAGTGGATGTCATTTGGTAACGGCTTGCTCCGACCTGCGTGTGCCAGCTTCCGTGATAGTGTAGCCAAAGGCGAGTTTTACGATAACGGTTTTGACGCACTGAATGAGTTCCTTGCTCCAGAGGCAGGACGAATCGCAATGCAGGAAACCATTATGCAGTTCTTGGTTAAGTTCTGCGGCTACTCAAGCGCGGAATCAGACAACGTCCGCCGAGCGATTGCCAAGAAAAAAGGAACAGAAAAGCTCTTGCCGGAGATTGAAGAACGCTTTGTGGCTTATTGCTCAAAGGCGTACAAGATGAGTGCAGAGCGTTGCGAAGAGGTTATCAAGCCGTTCCTGCAAATCATTCTGGATGCGTCAGCGTATGGCTTCTCGTGGAACCACTCAGACGCTTATTCGTCCATCGGTTATATCTGCGGATATTTGCGCTACTATTACCCATTGGAGTTCTTAACAGCAGCATTGAATATCTTCGGAGACAATATGGACAAGACTGCTGACATTACAAGCTATGCCCATAAGGTCGGTATTCGAGTTACGTTGCCTAAATGGGGGTTGTCCAGAGGTGAATACTTCTTCGATAGAGAGCGGAAAATCATCGCCAAGGGTCTCACGTCAATCAAGTATATGAGCGCTGGTCTTGCCGATGAACTGTACAACCTTGCAGCAAAAAACAAGTATTCCTGTTTTATGGATTTGTTGAAAGACCTCGATGAAAAAACGAGTATTAACTCAAGGCAGCTTGATATTCTGATTAAGCTTGATTTCTTCTCTGACTTCGGCAATCAGCGTGAGCTGCTTCGGATGGTTGACCTGTTCTTTAATATCTTCAAGAGAGGTCAGGCGAAGCAAATCAAAAAGACTGAGGTTGATGGAACACCACTCGAAGAAATTGTGAAGCGATACGCGGTCGGTGTTACAAAGTCTGGTGGCGAAGCTAAGAGCTACACACTTCTTGATGTGATGTCAATTTTGCGTGGCGCAGAAGATGCGGTAAAAGCAGTTGGCATGGACGACCTAAGCGATATTATCAAAGTCCGTAACTTCTATGATGTGATGGGCTATATCGGATATGTGTCTGGCAATGAAGCGGACAGACGCAAGCTATACATAACAGATATGAAGCCACTGGTTCGGAGAAGAGATGGTGAGCAATTTGCTTACAGCGTCTTCACAAAATCAATCGGTAGCGGCAAGGAAAGTAGGTTCACGTTATTCAATCGTGAGTTTAAGAAAGAACCGGTTAAAGTCGGTGACATTATTTACTGTAAAGGCTACCAGCGCGATGGTGAGTATTTCAAGCTGACAGCGTATGACAAGGTTCTGTAATTGGAGGTGAAAACATGGAAGTGTTAACCGGAGACACATTGGCAGAAGCACTATTGTTCTGCTCTCAACAAGAGAATGTTTCAGTGTGTGTCGTACTTGATAATATGCGTAATACCAAAGAGCTGGTCGAGATTCTTTGGAGGGAAATAGAGTTGGGGAATCTTCCGGGATGGGTAATGCAAAGAGGATTTGATGTAGCGTCCTTCTCTAATACATACTCCATTCTAAACACGAAGAAATCATCCGCTATGTATTTCATTACCGCATATGACACGCAAAATTTCAAGGGGCGCACATTTAACCGCATCCTATACCTAAGTGACTTGAACACGGTCATCCTGTCTGAGATTGAACGCTGTGAACAGCCATTGCGGTTTACCGATGGAACATATGGCGGTGAGGAACTGGACGACTTCCTCAGTGGTTTCAAAATCAAACCTGCTGCTTCAACAGTAAGGGTGATATAAAACACAGATTTTATAAGTGCATAGGAGGTGCGAAACTTGTCAGACAAACGTGTCTGCAATTATTGCGGCAAGGAGCTTGACCTCTTTGACCTGCAGGAAGATTTCTCTATACATAGACAACACATCGGATACGGCAGTATCCATGACGGAGACAATGTTGATTTGCAGCTTTGCTGTGACTGCTTCGACAAGCTCGTAAGCGAGTGTAATGTGTCTCCAATTGAGGAGGTCGATGACGAGTGACGAGAGCAGAGTTCAACAATGCTTTGGAGGAGGCTCTTCAGAAAGCAGCGCGAGTACGAGCCTATACGGGTGGAGGATGCGAAATTGCGTTGATTGTAACGAGAGACGTTTATAGATTCCTCTCTGAACACGCAGGTGTCACGTTTGATGTTCGCAATACTGACCACGGTATTTATCGTGGGTACAGAATTGGCATTGTCAATGAGCAGGGGTACAGCGATATTCTCAAACCGGCTATGCTCGGAATGGAGTATTACAACGGTATGGAGGTAAATGACATTATCGTTGTCGGCGATGAGAACAGACTGTTCCAGCTTGAGAGCAGAGAACCGATTTGC